ACGCTTCATGGAGAGGGCTCAGCTGTCGCCGAGCTCTCGAAAATCACTTTCCCCTGTAGCTCAGTTGGTAGAGCAGGTGGCTGTTAACCACCTTGTCACAGGTTCGAGTCCTGTCGGGGGAGCTTTTTGAAAAACTACGGAACTACCAACCGTCCAGTTAACGCCCGGAAGCCGAGAGCAGGCCCCCGGGCGTTTTTTCGTTTGGCCCCAGTTTTCCCGGCGTTTGGCTAAACCTCTCTGTTTGGCGAAAGTTCTCTCTTCCGCCCCCGTCTCATTCGAGAGAACCGTGAGACCCCCATGTTCTCACTCGCACCCCGAGAGAAATCTACGAAACCTCTCAACCTCTCTGATTAACAGAGACAAATGGTTAACAGGCAGTTCTCGTTCGTCACCTCGGACGTGAACCGGGTAGGTAAGTCTCACTGGCTTAACTTCTTCTCCGTTGGCTTTGGCTGGGCGAGCATCGCAGGCACTTGGCACGGGACGTCTCTAAATGGGAGCGATCTGTGTCTGCGAATCATGATCCTGACGACTTAACACCCGAAGAACGATTCGAGCGCATCGCGTCGATTCTCGGCGCCGGGCTTGTTCGGCTCAGCAAGCGAAAGCGCTTATTGAAAGACGGTGACCAACCATCCCAGGAATCTTCGCCAATCTCTGGCGACTCGGCCGACGATCGGGTTGAGTCTTCTCCCGAATCCGGGCTGACTGTCCACAACGGTTAACACGTCCGAGATTCCCGAGAAGGAGAACCCACCCAATGGCGCTGAACATAGCCAAGGAGGTTCGCGCGATGGAGAAATGTACCGTCCGCGAACTTCGTAAACAGTATGCCGACGTCTTTGGCGAGGCGACCAATGCCTCCAATAAGAATTGGCTGATCAAACGCATCGCCTGGCGGATGCAGTCGAACGTGGAAGGCGATATTTCCAAACGTGCACGCAACCGTGCACTGGAAATCGCCAACGATGCGGATCTACGGATGTCGCCGCCACCCGATGCGCCCAAGCCAAAGGCTCAGCCACAGCGGACGGTCACATCGAAGGTTTCGATCGAACACGATGACCGTCTGCCACCTCCGGGTTCGCAACTGAAGCGAACCTACAAAGGCCAGCTCTATATCTGCACCGTTCGCGAAGACGGATTTGAGTACGAGGGTGAATTCTTCAAATCACTAACGGCGGTTGCCAAAGCGATCACTGGCCAACACTGCAGCGGCTATGCATTCTTCAAACTTGGAAAGGCGGCATCATGATCAAACCCAATACCGACAAACAAGTCCGCTGCGCGATCTACACCCGCAAGTCGACCGAAGAGGGTCTGCAGCAAGAGTTCAACTCTTTGGACGCCCAACGCGACTCGGCCGAGTCTTTCATCGCAAGCCAAATGCACGAAGGATGGACATGTCTGCCAACGCATTACGACGACGGTGGTTTCACTGGTGGCAACATGGACCGGCCGGCGTTTAAGCAAATGATGGAGGACATTGAAGCTGGCAAGATCGACTGCGTCGTGGTCTACAAAGTGGACCGACTCAGCCGATCACTACTCGACTTCTCTCGCATTATGGAGAAGTTCGACCAGGCCAACGTTTCTTTCGTGTCGGTGACGCAGCAATTCAACACGACCTGCAGCATGGGCCGGCTAACACTCAATATCCTGCTTTCGTTTGCGCAGTTTGAACGGGAGATCATTTCGGAACGGACGCGAGACAAGATCGCTGCCGCGCGACGCAAGGGGAAATGGTCGGGTGGAATGCCGGTGCTGGGATACAACGTCACAGCGGAAACCTCGAAACTCATCGTCGATCCCGTGGAAGCAGAACGGGTGCGAGCAATCTTTGACCTGTACTTGGAACGGCGATCGCTACTGGCAGTGGTTGATGAATTGGACCGTCGAGCTTGGGTGACAAAGCAATGGACGACCAAGCGGGGCACGTGCCGAGGCGGAAAGCCATTCAACAAAACCAGCCTGCACCGACTGCTGACCAACGTCACTTACATCGGCAAGCTTCGCTACAAAGACGAGATTCACGAGGGTGAACAGGACGCAATAGTCGATCTAAAAATCTTCGAGAAGGTCCAAGCGAGGCTCAATCGCAACGGACGGTCCGGTGGCGGCGAGGTTAGAAATAAGTATGGAGCATTGCTAAAAGGGATCTTGCGTTGCAAAGCGTGCGATTGCTCGATGACTCCGTCGCATTCAATCAAAGCCGGCAACAAGCGGTATCGCTATTACGTCTGTTTGCAGGCTCAGAAGCGAGGTTGGGCCAAGTGCCCGACGAAATCAGTCCCCGCCGGCGAGATCGAGCGTTTTGTCGTAGAACAAGTACGTGCCATCGGTCGTGATCGCTCTTTGGCAAGGAAGTCGATCGAAAAAGCATCTGCCGCCGTCCGCGAACAGATTGCTTCGCTAGCCACCGAAGAGCTTCTCATCCAACGCAACCTCACGCAGTGGCAGAATCAACTTGGAGAAGTGATTCGTAAACTTCCGGCCGGCGGCGACGATTCCGTCCTGCTCGGCGTGTTGGCCGACCTGCAAGACCGAGTTCGCGAAAACGAGAAACGGCTTTCCACGATCCGTATCGATTCGGATGGTTTGCGGAAGACAATCCTCGATCCCGACGAAGCGACCGAGGCGCTAGCACACTTTGACGAACTCTGGGACACGTTGGCTCCACAGGAACGAGTAGAGATCCTGCAGATGTTGATCCGCCATATCGAGTACGACGGGAAAGGCGAGAAGATTGCGATCACGTTTCATTTGGCCGGAATCAAATCGGTCGAAGCACGCTTGCTGGCGGAGACCGCCCAATGAGCGACGAAATTAAAATTGAACTCGCCATATCGTTCAATCGCCAAGGCCCCGGGGCGCGACGCGTTGCCACATCGGAACCTGAATCGGACATCGATGCACCGCAAGGGCGACTTCCCAAGATCACCAAACTGATGGCATTGGCGATCCGATTTGAGAAGCTCATCGGGGATGGCACGGTCGGCGACTACGCAGATCTTGCACGACTAGGCCATGTGACTCGGGCTCGATTGACGCAAATCATGAACCTGCGGTTGCTCGCTCCGGACATTCAGGAGGCGATCCTTTTCGCAGAAGAAATCACCGTTGGACGCGATCCGATTTCGATACGCCAGCTTCAGCCGATCGCCCTGACACCCGCCTGGAAGAAGCAGCGACGAATGTGGAAACGACTGTCTCGCGAAGTTGGACCAAACGTGTCCACCGCATCCGAATAATCGGTCCATCTTCAATACAGACACCTTCCAAGATGGAGCGATTGATGACGCCAAAACAGTTCGGTGCCCAGATCAGAATGCGTCGACTCGAACAGCACCTGACCAGAAACGAGCTCGCGGAGATCCTATGGATTTCCAACTCCCAGATGGAGGGCTTGGAACGCGGCGAATTCGAGGAGCGGGACGACAAACTGATCCCCGTTCTCGACGAGGTATTTGACTCCTCGCCCTGGGACCAACTGGCGTTCGATGGCTTTGAGGAGCTGTTTCCAAAGAGCGTCACGGACCGGGAAGCTTCCCTGGCCGGCCCGACCGATCTCGGCCAGCAAGAAATTCGCAACTTTCTTGTCCCGGTGTGACCAGACGTGTCACTGGACATGGAAATGCTATCAATCGCCCCGGGTGGGGCTGGGTGAATCGGTAGGACGCCCACAGGAACGGATCGCTCGACAGTAGGCCACGGACGAGCGGAACGGAAACCCAACCAGGAGCGGCGGTGGAACCGTCGTCATCCAGCCCCACCTCTCTTTCTCAGCCATTCGGAATGGAACTGATCTTCTTACCCACGGACGCTCTATGACCTGTATCTGAAACGCGTGACTTCGATGCACACCCTGAACTATCAACGATTTACCAACCTGACCTTTTTGCAATCCATCAAACCACAACGACTCCTCAACCTCCTGGAACCCTATGCGGATTATCTCCAATCCAAACAACTCCACCTATCGAAAGACGTCCCGCATGAGGAATACGTTCAGAAGCTGGCGGAGATGTTCGCGTCTCCCGATGCCGATACGCCGTCGTCGTTGTTGGATGCATTGCACGTTGTCAATGGTTTAACGGGCCGAGCGACAATCGATCTCTTGTTCGATCAAATCGACGGGCTGATGGACGCGTTTCAGAACGAAGAAGATCCGTTTCCAGGTGACGTGGCCATCGAAGCATTCCTTCGCGACCGTGATCGAGCCGAACGGATGCTCAGCCATCACTCCGCGAGAGCGAGACGAGCCTTCATGTCGTTTCAGTCGCGGTATTCAACGCCGCCGCAACTCGTGGAAGATCTTGCCGAGGGAACGCAGTCGCTCACCCGTGACCTTGATCATTGGTTTTATCGACGTGGATGTGGCCGTGGTGCGTCGGCCCATTGCAGTCAGAACGAGGGTTCGCTGTTCGTCTTCGTCAGTCATGGTACGCCGATGCGTCGACTCGACGTGCTCGACTCCGGCTTGCGAGATTCCCTCATCTGCCGACCGATCAAAGACGATATCGCCGTGTTCGACAAGCTCCTTGGCGAATTACGAATCAACGCTGAAACCGTTCCACAGCGTGAGATCTATCGGCGTTTGATCGGGAAGCACATGTTCGGCGACGAGGAGATGTTTCCGCCGGGCGAAAAATACACGCTGGATCCGCTGCTGGAGTACGGCGAAGCCTCGCTTTCAGTCTCCATGATTGAAGAGCTGACGAGTGCCGAGTGTCATTCGGTCAAAATGCTGCTTCCTGGTCACAAGCCAGAGGAGCTGACATCAAGGCGGCAAGATGTGCTGGAAGTCTTGGAAGAACGAATCGACTGGCTTGAGCGCCAAGGCTACGAAGATGTTCGATTGACGGAAGCAAAATTCAGCTTGTCGTTTGCAGCGAGCCGGAGATCTCGGGTCGTTACAGTCAAGCCTCCCAATGTGGCAATCTACAGTCGTGACGGCGATAGCGAAGTCGTCGAGCGATTCCTGCGAGATCGAGGTTTCATCACTGAGCAAGATTGGCAGCCCTATGCGATCGATGGAGCCGTTCTGGCGGGCAGCTAGGCGTTGCAAGTACGAGACGACGCTCGCTCATTGGCGGCAATTGCTCGGGGACCATCTTCAGGCCTTTGAGCATTTGTTATTGGCGACTGATGAACTCGGTAGTCACGTGCCCAGCCCGAATTGCCGTTGGTCTTGGTTGCGTGTTGAAGTTCATGACCAGAAGGCCGTCTACACAGTCGACGAAGAATCCGGCGCCACACTCGCGGTCTCACGTCGCGACACGGTCGTGTTCCAGGTCAACTGGCGGCTGATCTGCCGCATGCTCTGTGCTTCGATCGACCTGCCCTTTGAGTATCGATCGGTTGGCGAGATCGTAGGGCTATCGCAATTCACGGTCGATCGATCCAGCTTGAATTTCCAACTGCCGATCTATCTCGCAAGCGGAGACTTCATTTCGTCAGCGATGCACTTGCTTTCAAGACTGGAGTCGCCCTGTGTGATCTTGCGGACTGACGCTGCGGCGAACGATAGCTCAATGCAGCTGTTGTTGCAGTCGCGGCAAGTGATCGACATACCGCTAAATGACTACACCGAGTTGGATTCCCGCGGTCAAGCGAAATTCAACGGACGCGGATTGCAGAAACTTAGTGAATTCCGAGCACAGCATCGTCCATCAGAACCGTCTCGCCAAACAGAGCCGCTTCTCTCCATTTCAGACGGGACGACTTGGGCATCTGTCCGCATCCGCTTCATCGACTATGAGACGATTCGAGTCAGCGTTGAAGGTAGCTCTGGAATCTTCCACTACACCCAACTTGGCATGGCGAATAGCCGCAACGCCAAGCCCGTGAAGCAGTGGCTAGTCCTGCGTACCTTCGCCGAGAATCATGGCGTACTGACATGGGGCGATCGTGGTGCCGCTGCCAACGTCAAAAAGCAAACTCAGGAACTGAACAAGAAGTTGACCGCAGCGTTTGCAATCGAGGGCACGCCAATCAAATACGACAAGTCCCTCAAGGGTTATCGAACGATGTTCGCGATCGACGAACCTTGATACACGGTGAAATTTCGCTCGCCCTCGCATTTCTTTTCGCGAATTCTTTTCATTCTTCTGATGCCGGGTTATCTGGGGTTCGTGCTACCTGATGGATTTACAGGTCGGCGAAATTTTGAGCCCGCAGCGAAAATTCGCCAGTAAGGGATGACAGGCTTCAACGCTGACTCCCAATCGAGTCGGAAACAATCGCGGATGACCAGCCCTGAGCCTGTTGCTGGTCTCTGATGATTGCCCCGACAAGAGGGCCCCACAATGGAACTCGTGCAAAAGACATCTCTTTCACTGCAGCGACAGCTATTCCTCGAAACGCTTCAGCAAATCAACTTTGGCAGGATTGAGCGAATTCGCTTTCGTGATGGTCAGCCTGAACTAAGCGACGAATCCAGGATCGTTCGTGAGCACAAATTCATGGGTGAGAACGGACCGCACCGGGAATCAAAGAACAATGACTTCCCGATCAAGCGTCCGTTGTCGGAACTATTCCGCTACTTCGATCAGCAAGTCAACGGCGAGATCGAATCGCTGGAAATCAAACATGGTTTGCCATTTCGCATGATCGTCGTGGAATTCGCGACCTAACGAAACAACTCGAACATTTCATTCACCTGACATTCGGCCGGCCGCAAAGCGGAGGCGATTGTGGGCGACACCAAGTCACCTTGGTTCGACACAGTTGCCTCCGCTTTTTTCGTTGGCCTGCGGTCCGTCGTCCACGCCTCGGCATGTCTCCGGCCAAGGAGATTCACCGTGACACAATCCAATTTCAATCCATACGAAGACACGTTCACTCGCAACCTAGTCGAGAGAAAAACGGGCGGCCTGATCGGCAAGTATGGCTACACCGAAGTCGACCGCGACGATCTGCAACAGGACATTTACGTCCGAGTCATGCAAGGCGTGCGGCTGTACGACTCGCGTGAAGGCCATCGCAACAAGTTCGTTACTGCCATCGTTGAACGATACGTCGCCAACATTGTCCGCAATCGTTGTGCAGAGAAGCGGTGCGATGCAAACACGATTTTGTTGAGCACGCCACTGACTCAATCAAGTGGCGAAACGCTGCGGATTTCCCACGTGATCTCCGATACAGCACTCGACCGCCACACCGGCCGGATGCGACGCAGCCAGTCCGAGTTATCCGATCTACGTAGCGATCTGCAAAACCGAATTGACGAGCTACCCGCCCACCAGCGGCACCTCATCGAATTGCGAAAGACGATGACGATCACCGAAATCGCGGACAAGTTCGGTGTCGCTCGAACCACTGCATCGGGCTGGTTTCGCAAGATTCGTGAGCACTTCGAGGACGCCGGGCTGGCCGAATATTTCGACCGCACTTCGTCGGTACGGACGTGAACCGGGTAGGTCTATTCCCGGCGGCGGCCTGGTGTTTCCCAAACGCCTTCTTCAATCAACAAGTCTGGAACCTGAATGCAAAACCTAGCAACCGACATCGAACGACGTGTCTCCATCTCACTGGCCGTGGGTCGCTATCTGAGAATCCAAGATCGCTTCAATGAGATCAGCAAGGAGTTCACCGGAGCGTGTAAATCGCTGCGGAAACAGCTTGGCAGTGAACAACGCTTCGTCGTTCAAGTCGACTTCCGTCACTACCTCGTCACCAGCGATGCCGACGGCAACTTCGAGATCGAACCCATCCAGTCCCTTTAACCAATCAGCACCACGATCCGATCGGAGATCAACCAACCATGACCAATCTACTCGACCAAATCCAAACCGGCCGGCAACCGAAACCGCCTCGCGTCTTGCTCTACGGAGTCGAAGGCATCGGAAAGTCGACCTTTGGCAGCCAAGCCTCCAAGCCCATCTTCATTCAAACTGAAGACGGGCTCGACGAGATCGATTGCGATCGATTTCCGTTGGCGACTACTTTCGATGAAGTCACCGCGGCGCTGTTGTCACTGCGGACGTCGGATCACAGCTATGAATCCCTGGTGATCGATTCGCTCGATTGGCTGGAACGCCTCATCTGGGACAAACTCTGCCAGCAGTATGGCGTCGAATCGATCGAAAAAGTCGACGGCGGATACGCTCGCGGCTACACCCACGCGTTGACGCTCTGGCGAGAAGTCCTCAATCACCTTGGCGCACTTCGTTCACGCGGAATGGTCGTCGTCTTGATCGCTCACTCGAAGGTTGAACGGTTCGAGGATCCGGAGTCGTCGCCTTACGACCGCTATTCGCCTCGACTGCACAAGCACGCGGCGGCCTTGGTCAAAGAGTGGTGCGACGCCGTGCTCTTTGCGACTCGCAAGATGCGAACGCAAACGGAAGACGCCGGCTTTAACCGCAAGCGAACTGTCGCCCATGCGATCGGTAAGGAAGGTGGCGAACGGGTCATGCGTGCTTACGGCTCGCCTAGCTGCGTTGCCAAAAATCGTTACGGCATCACGGATGAACTGCCTATGTCTTGGTCCGCCTTCGTGGGTGCGATGCGTCAGTCGGCGAAGCCGCGGCCCGAACCACAAGCCGTCAGCTAAATCCAGCTTTTCTCAATACCCTTTCAGTCTCTCAACCCAAGGAACCCACATGGCCAACCTCAACGGATTCAACGCCAACGAAGTCGAACCAGCCGACGATCTCGAACCGATCCCCGCTGGCAAATATGTCGCCGTCGTCACCGACAGTGAAATGAAGCCAACCAAGTCTGGGACCGGCAACTATCTGCAACTCACCTTTCAAATCATCGAAGGCGAATGCGCCAACCGATTGCTGTGGGTGCGATTGAACCTCGACAACCCGAACGGAACCGCAGTTGAAATCGCTCGACGCGAACTTTCATCAATCTGCCATGCCGTCGGAGTGATGGTGCCGACTGATTCGACAGACCTTCACAACTTGCCCTGCTTCATCCACGTGCGAGTCAAACGCCGCAGCGACACGGGCGAACTGCAAAACGAAGTGAAGGGGTATTCCCGTCGCGACGCCACCGCTCAGCCCATCGCGGCGAGTGAGGTCGCGAGTTCAACGCCGGACGCTTCCGGCTCGGATGCCCCGCCTTGGAAACGATAGTCGGCGCCTCCTCTCTGCATCGTTCCAAGGCCCAAACAGCCAGCCGGCAAAGGATTGCTGGTTGGCTGTCTTCTTTCCTGCACAGAGCAATTTGATGATTCGACTTCGACTTCCATTTCCACCCTCAGTCAACCACTACTGGCGACACGTAGGCAGCCGAGTGTTAATCAGCCGCGCCGGCCGCGAGTATCGCAGCACGGTGAAGTCCCTGATGGCCCGCGACCGCATCAAGCCGCTCGACAACGAATTGATCGTCAACATCGGGCTCACGCCACCAGATCGCCGTCGCCGAGATATCGACAACTCGCTCAAGGCGTTGCTTGACGCGATGCAAGCTGGCGGCGCGTATCACGACGACAGCCAGATCGTGAAGCTGTGCGTTGAAAAACAATCGCCATGCAAGGAAGTCGCTTGCGCCGAAGTCGCCATCCGCCACGTGCCGGCTGAACTTGGTAAGCCAGGTTATCGAACCTGTCTGCGTTGCGACGACGAGTTCCAATCCGACGGTCCCGGGCATCGCTTCTGCATCGACTGCACCAGATGGTGCATGAAATTCCCAGGTATTCGAGTCGTTCGTGGAGCGAAGTACCACAACGGACAGAGGATTGCATGAATCTGCGCGGCTACCAACAAGCCGCTGTAAATGCGGTCTACAAACACTTGCGGTCACGCGATGACAACCCAGTCGCCGTGCTTCCGACCGGCGCAGGCAAGTCACTTGTTTTGGCTCAGATCGCGTCCGACGCGGTGTCGCGCTGGGGCGGACGTGTTCTGATTCTGGCTCACGTGAGAGAACTGCTCGAACAGAATGCGGACAAGGTTCGGAAGCTTTGCCGGGACATCCCGGTCGGTCTCTACTCAGCTGGCCTAAAGAAGCGAGACACAACTACACCGATCCTGGTAGCCGGGATTCAAAGCATCTACAAGCGAACCTGTGAGCTCGATCCGTTCGACCTCATCATCGTCGACGAAGCCCATCTGATTTCAAAGAAGGGTGACGGCATGTATCGGCAGTTCCTGGCCGATTGCAAAGTCATCAATCCGCAGGTCCGTGTCATTGGATTGACTGCGACGCCGTTTCGCCTCGATTCAGGCATGATCTGTTCGCCCGATCATTTCTTGAATCACGTCTGCTACGAGATCGGCATCAAGGAATTGATCCGCGATGGCTATCTTTGCCCATTGATCTCCAAGGCCGGAGTCAACCGAGCCGACTTTGGCGACCTCAAGGTTCGAGCCGGTGAGTTCGTCGCCGATGAGGTGGAAGCACGTGTGAGTGACTCCGAGTTGGTCTCGGCTGCATGCAGTGAGATCGTTGAGTTAACCGCGGACCGCCAATCCATCTTGATCTTCGCAGCCAGCGTCGCTCACGGACAACAAGTCGTCGACACACTCCGTAATGAGCACGAAATCGAGTGCGGTTTCATCACTGGCGATACTTCGGCCGAAGAGCGTGACCAGCTTCTCACTCGCTTTCGAGGTGATGCAAGCGGTTCGCTCTTTGATTCGGAGCCGTTGCGATTCCTCTGCAACGTGAACGTGTTGACGACCGGCTTCGATGCGCCGCGTGTCGACTGCGTGGTTATGCTGCGACCAACCATGTCGGCGGGCTTGCTGTACCAATGCGTCGGCCGTGGATTCCGGCTGCATCCCGACAAACAGAACTGCCTGGTTCTTGACTTCGGTGGCAACATCGAACGCCACGGTCCGATCGATCAAATCAAACCCAAGGAAAAGCAACTCCGTCCCGGAATTGAGCCACCAGCGAAGGAGTGTCAGAAGTGTAATGCCTTGGTCGCATGTGGCTATGCGAGCTGCCCCGAGTGCGGACATCCATTCCCTCCGCCGGAACGGGAACCCCACGATGCCCGGGCTAGCACCGCTGGTGTTTTAACTGGCGAAATCACCGACAGCAAATACGACGTCCACGACATCGTCTATCGCATCCATCGCAAACGCGATGCCGACGAAGATGCACCGAGATGCTTGCGCGTCGATTACATGATCGGCCTCGACCACTGGCAAAGCGAATTTATTTGCATCGAGCACTCGGGCTACGCGCGACGCAAAGCCGAATTGTGGTGGTCGGAACGCTGCCTCGATCCCTGCCCGGACAATGCTGAGGAAGCACTTGACCTGGCGGACGCCGGTCTGTTGGCAACAGCCGGATCCATCACTGTCCGAGCGATTGCAGGCCAACCCTACGATCGCATCATCGACTATCGGCTATCGGAGGTTCCCAGCAGCTCACTTGAAGAGGCGCCGTTCTAGTGTCGAGCGTTCGGGAGCAAGTCGCGAACTTTCGCCAGCGAGGCTGGTGGTGTGTGCCGCTGCGCGCTGGTGGCAAATCGCCGGCTCGACGCGATTGGACCAAGTTGCGATTGGAACCCGAGGTGTTTCCGGATCCTGGCAATATCGGAATCATTCTGGGCGAACCTTCTGGCTGGCTGGTGGATGTCGACCTGGATTGCGACGAAGCAATTGAGCTGGCCGATCAATACCTGCCGCCAACGCCAGCAATCACCGGTAGACCGTCAGCTCCAAAGTCTCACCGATGGTACATCGCCGCCGGCGCGACCACCGAAAAGCACACCGATCCCCAAGACGGCACGATGATGGTCGAGTTGCGATCCACTGGAACGCAAACCGTTGTCGGACCAAGTATCCATCCCGATGGTGAAGCGTATGACACACTCGACGCCGAACCAGCCTCCGTTCCCGCGCCGATGTTGTCCGCCTGCGTGAAAGCACTCGCCGATGCCGTCATCATCAAGCGTGGCGGTAGCGTCACGAATAAGACGCCGACGTTGCCGCCAGTTTCGCCCACGGACGCGTCCGACGTGGAAACACGAGCCATCGCCTACCTTTCGGCCATGCCGCCGGCAGTCTCGGGCAGTGGCGGACACTCGCAAACCTACGCCGCAGCCACTGCGCTCGTCCACGGTTTCGGAATCGCACGTGACCGTGCCCTGGCGATCCTGACCACCGAATACAACGCACGCTGCAGCCCGCCTTGGTCCGAGAAAGAGCTGCAGCACAAGATCAACCAAGCGGCAACCAAATCGCACGACCGCCCCTTTGGTTGGCTGCGAGATTCCCAGACGCTGCAAAATGACGATCCAGCAGTCGACCTCAGCAAGTTCCTTGTTGGCTCAACCAAGACGCTGGCAACTGAATCAAACGCCGCTCGAAATGCCCCCGTTCGTGACCCCGGTCGACTGCCTGAGCAGTTTTTCAAAGTCCCCGGCTTCGTACAACAAGTCATGGACTTCACGCTCGCGAACGCGCCGTATCCCAACCTTGGCTTGGCGTTCTGCGGCGCGATGGCATTGCAGTCCTTCCTTGCCGGCCGAAAGGTATGCACGACAGGAGATCTGAGAACCAATCTGTATCTACTCGCACTTGCCGGCAGCGGAACAGGAAAAGAGTTCCCGCGCAAAGTCAATTCACAAGTTCTCTTCCAGACTGGCATGTCGGCTTCGCTGGGAGACAAGTTCGCTTCGGGCGAAGGCATCCAAGACGCTCTCGTTCGTACCGGCTGCATGCTGTTCCAGAACGACGAGATGGACGGAGTGCTTCGGCAGATCAATCTCGACCGCGAGAACAGCCGCGAATCGATCCCGAACATTCTGCTGACGCTTTACACGTCCGCTGGCGATGTTTATCCGATTCGCGTCAAAGCCAATCAGAAAGACGCGATCCACGTCGACCAACCGCACCTCACTCTTTTCGGCACGGCGACACCTCAATACTTCTACGAAGCACTATCGAAGCGAATGTTGACCAACGGCTTCTTCGCTCGGCTGAACATCATCGACGTCGGCAAGCGTGGCAAAGGGCAAATGCCTGGATCGGCCCGAGATCTACCCGACGATATCTTAGAAGTCGCCAAGTGGTGGTCCGAGTTCGAGCCTGGCACTGGCAACTTTCTCAACTTTCATCCTAAGCCGGCTCGTATTGCGTTCACGCCTGACGCCGAAACAGCGATTACCCAGCTCCGAGAACAAACCGAAGACGAATACGACCAGGCCGACGACGCTGGCGATGAAGTTGCTCGAACTGCCTGGAGCCGAACGTGCGAGCACGCTAAGAAGCTTGCTTTGATCTACGCCTGCAGCGAGAACCACATCGAACCCCAAATTTCACTCGACGCTGTCCGCTGGGCCAGTGAGTTCGCGCTGCACCAGACTCGTCGGCAGCTCTATCTCGCCTCGGTACACGTCGCGGAGAACCCGTTCCACAAAGAGTGCCTGAAGTTTCTGAACAAGATCAATGAGGCGAGCGACAAGGTCATGGCCCGTCGTGACTTGATGCGAGCCATGAAGTTGAAGGCAGCGGAGTTCGATCAAGTGGTTCTGACCTTGGTGCAGCAAGGCGAAATCGAGCCGACCGTGATCCAGTCTTCCGCCCGAACCACGCAAGGGTATCGGGCCATCGGAGTGGAATAAGGTGTCATCGAAGTGTCACCATCTGTCACGCGGCAGGGACGAATTAGCGTCGAAACCTTACCCAAACTAAATCAATCAGCCGAATCCGTCCCGAAGTGTCACCAGTCGTGGTGACACTTCAGTGACACTTCGCGTGAAAGGAAAAGACCGTAAATGTCTATAGAAACACTCTCTCTATCTGTATCTGTCCCCCTGTCACGCCCACACCCCCGCGATGCGCATTCACGCGCACGCGAGGGGTCAGGAGACAGATTTGGTGACGCATCGAACGGGTCCTCCCGTGAAATGTGTCTCATGTCAGGGCCGCGGGAACAGCCACGCTATTAGGCACAGTTTGTTTTGTTTGTCCGAATGAAAATCGGACGCCCAACCATCCACGCAATTACCCACCGACCGAGCCTTTTCCGTTTCTCCCTTTTGGAAAAGGATGCTGCCCATGCAGGTCGAAATGTGGTCGCTTGATCGGATCAAGCCTTACGAAAAGAATCCTCGAATCAATGACGATGCGGTCGCTCCGGTCGTCCAATCCATCAACGAATTCGGTTTTCGCCAGCCAATCGTGGTCGATCACGACGGTGTGATCATCGTCGGCCATACCCGTTGGAAAGCAGCCAAGCAGTTGAACCTTGCCGAGGTCCCGGTGCACATTGCAACGGACCTCGAACCCGAGGCGGTGAAGGCCTACCGAATCGCTGACAACCGTACCGGCGAAAACGCGGAGTGGGATTACGACCTACTACCGATCGAGGTCGGAGAGCTTCAAAACTATGGGTTCGATTGCGAGTTGCTTGGATTCAACAGTGACGAGTTAGCCAAGCTGCTTGATCCAGGCGTTGAGCCAGGACTAACCGATCCCGACGATGTTCCCGAGCCGCCCGACGATCCCGTCACGCAACCGGGCGACCTCTGGATCCTCGGAGACCACCGACTGCTGTGCGGTGACTCGACCAACGCCGAAGACCTTGATCGACTACTCGATGGCGCGAAGATTCAACTTTGCAATACAGATCCCCCGTACAACGTGAAGGTCGAACCTCGCAGTAAGAACGCGATCGCGGCGGGCAACAGTTCGTTCGAGGCCGGCAAGGGTAAGTCCAAAGATGGCCCGAAGAAGATGCGAGCGAAGGACCGTCCGTTGGAAAACGACTTCGTGTCCGACGAAGAATTCGATCGGTTGCTCAAAGCCTGGTTCGGCAACATCGCTCGCGTTTTGGAGCCGGGTCGATGCTTCTATATCTGGGGAGGCTTCTCGAACATCGGAAACTATCCGGCGGTCTTGGAAGCGGCTGGGCTGTATTTCTCGCAAGCCATCATCTGGGACAAATTGCACCCGGTCATGACGCGCAAGGATTTCATGGGTGCACACGAATGGGCGTTCTACGGTTGGCGAGAGGGAGCGGGCCACAAGTACTACGGTCCCAACAACGCAACCGACTTGTGGCATATCAAGAAGATCCCGCCGCAGCAGTTGGAGCATCTCACCGGCAAGCCCGCGGAACTAGCGGTGAAAGCGATGCAATACTCGTCGCGGAAAGGCGACAACGTGCTGGACCTGTTCGGCGGCAGCGGTTCGACCTTGATCGGGGCCGAACAAACCGGACGCAAGGCGTTCTTGATGGAACTCGACCCGCCATATTGCGACGTGATCGTCGACCGCTTCCAGCGTTTCACCGGCAAAGCTGCGGTGCTAGAGCGGACCGGCGAGTCGCCGATTCCCGTCGGCGCTCGCGAGGAGAGTATGCGATGACCTTCGTTGCTAAACCTTCCGATGACGCCACATGTCATCGTAGAAATAGATGTGCTCCGCGTTCAGGTAGCGGGCAAGCCGGTCGAGCTCCGATTCGTCTTTCAATTCCTCGGTGCGTCGGCTGTTCTCGAAATACTCTGGTTCGGCCGGTCGCGGAGATAGCGATCGCAGTTCGCCGCCTTCGATCAACTCGATCGCTTCGTCCGGATCCAAGTAGCCATCGACCAGTATTGGGAGAACGTGTTCTGGGTAGCCATCGAAATGCAAGTAAGTGGCGAGGATACCTCGGTCGTAAGTTTGCGTCGCGATTACGGCTCTGGTGGACATGTTTCAATTTCCTTTCGTTGAAGAATCGGTCTTGGAGTCGCCGGCCGCGAGTCGCACGACTCGGTCCGGCGGAATGGAAAGCATCAGCGATCGGCCGATGTCCCAATCGACATCGACTTGCGTCCAATCGCTCTGCGGATACATACCGACGACCGTTCCGATGGTGCCGGCGGGAATCGGGTCGGGATCGTCGGTCATCGAAACCAGGCGGACGCGGTCGCCCGCCTTGAGGTTGCAAGTGTGTTTCATCAGTTTCTGCTTTCGTGAAAAGTGGTTTCGGACGCGTTAACACACATGAGCCATGCGTTGGCGAGCACAGCAAGCGAACTTCGGAAAACATGCGGAGAGATTCGCCATGTTTTTCAACGGGAAGAAATCGCGGCCGACGTTGCCGCGCGTGGGCCATAGAATTCGCGCGGCCAACTTGCCGACCAACGAGAAAACGCCCGATCGTGGCCAACGTCGGGCGTGTGTGGCGAAGCGTTCGCCAAGCAGAGAAATGTTGCGGCTACAAGCCGTGTGGAACCAAGACGTACGAACCTTCACCCGTCACCGGATACGTCTCGCCGGCGGCCGTGCGGGCGAACAACGTGTCGCCATTGCGGAAGACACATTCGACCTCGGAATCAACCGTGCGGTTCTCCATCGTCCGCAAGTCATACGTCACGCCGGGTTCGGGCAAAGCCCGCTCGCCGTCCGCCAAGTCATCGACCTCTCGTAAATCGTGGAAGTGCTTTTGCATCGAATCCGTCCCTTTCGTTTAACTGCGAACCGTGAACCGGCCGCGCTCGGTCTTCACGAATCGGCTTTCCTCGCCTTTAGCCAAGTCGCGGAGGATCGCCGAGTACAGCGTAGCGTGCGGAGTCTTCCCGCCTGGACTAGTCCAGTACCCCGCCTCCGTCATCGAGGCGATCATTTCTTGCGTGTTCAGCGGATCGTTGCTCTCTTCCAAGACTTTGATCGCCGCCTTTACACAGGAGAGCTTCCTCTCGGTGGCCGGCGAATCAGACTTTTTCTTGGCGGTGCGCTTCTTCGCTCGCTTGGTCGGTTCCGAACCAGTCGCAGTGGCGCGAGCCGAACCCTGCAATCGGCCGGCCGTTTTGATGCGCACCTTTTTGTTTGTCGAAAGATTCGTCGCGTCCCAGCCGCCGGAAGAGTTCTCGGCGTCGATCCGCACAACGACCTTCTTGTTCGTGACCTTGGCGTAGTACTCACCGCCGATCTTTACGTCTGCCTTCTTCATTTCGTTTCTCCGTTTTCAAGTTTGATGCGTGGCTGCCATCGTCAGGCCGCGGGGACCGCCCGCGACGACGCCGGCCCGAGCTACCGAAGAGCCGGGGCCGGCGTTTCGGCTTCCGTCTCACACCACCCCGCCGAGGTTGCTCTTGCGGAGTTGTTCGTACATCTGCAGGAAGAGAAAATGCTCGTCGAGCAGCGGTCCAGCCTGGCCGCCGAGATCCGCGTCGGCTTTCTCCAATGCGTCGGCCAGTGGTTTGAGGTTGTCGGCGATGCGGTAATAGCTTTCGCGAATGTCTTGGTAGGTCGCTGGGTCAAGTTGTTGCATCGCGCCGCGAAGGTCGGCGGTCTTGTTCTCTTTGGGCATGGTTTCGTCTCCTGCAGAAAGGTTTGTTTCTTGGTTTGCCCCGTCGGCGTTAACACACATGAGCCATGCGTTTCGGAACACAGCAAGCGAAGTCCGGAAGGAATCTTCAGTCTTTCTGCGGTTTCGTCCGGCCGGCGACACTCGCCACGTGTGCGGTCCGATCCGAATGCCTCAAGGAACCCGCACATGAGAAAACGCCGCGACAGGTTGCCAACGTCGCGGCGTGTTGGGAAAGGAAAGCGGATGCCGATCAGTCCTCGTCCAGCGCGAATTGCTTCTTCAACTCGGCCAGCTGTTCGCACAGATGATTCAAGGAACCAACATGGCCCCAATCGATCGGATGGTCGTTATTGCCTGGTGCCGGCAAGTCTTCGACCCTTTCATGCAAGTTTTCCAGCAAGGTCAAAGCCCGAATGTGCGCGGCCGCGTAGGCATCTTCAATGTTCTCTCGATTCGTCATTGGTTCGTTCCTGTGTTGTTGAATAGAAAGGCCGGCGGCGATCTTTCTCGCCGCCGGCATGTTGGTTCGCGTTTAGCAATCGCGGCAGGTTTCCCACGCTCGTTTGCTGCCGTAGCAAAGCTGCCCGCCTTCGACGATGTAGACCATCGCGTCTTCGGCGACGTCTTGGTCGTCCGCGAACTCGTGCGGGTCGTCGTGCTCCGCTTCGTTCATCTCCGCTCCGCTGGTTACGCCGGCGATGCGGTTTTCAAACGGCCAGTTCTGTTGCGTCATCAACCGCACTTCGCAGTCTTCGCCGTGCTCGTCGCGGTACTCTTCAAGCAAGCCGATCAGTTCGCCAAGGGTCATGTTTGTTTCTCCGTTTGGGTAAATGAAAAACCGTCTTCCGATGACACACATGAGCCATGCGTTTCCAAACACAGCAAGCGAATCCAGCCAGTAATTCGCAGGCTTTTCTCAGGTTTATTGATGCTGCCCGTGTCGCCCACATCGGCCGCGTGTGCGTATGTCCCAGAAGCTGCCCCTCTACCTTTGACCTACCCGAAACCGCCCGCAGTTGACGAGCGTCGCGGCCACAAAACGAAGAAACGCCGCGCGAAGCTCGGCGGCGTTGAAGAAAAGAAGAAGGCGTTAGGCCGCTTGGTCGTATTTGCGGGCCAAGTCAAGCAGCTTCTTTTTGACCGGCTTCCAATCGCAGGTCGCGTCGCCTTGCGAAAGTTGGCCAAAACGTTTGTCGCGAAGGTCGCCTTTGTACCAACCCTTTGTCCAGCCAAGTCGGTAGAAGAGTCGGTTGAGTTCCGTTTCGCCGTGACCTGCCGTGGGTCGATCCCAGCAGCTTTTCGTTCCGGGCTTCTTGTTGTAATCCCAGCCGCTGCATCGCTTCGAGTTCAAGGCCAGCTCTACCAAGCCAAGCACCATCTGGATGTATCCGATCAGTTTCGTTTTGTTGAGCGTTCCCCCGAAGGCCCGGAATTCGATTCGCGATCGTTCGCGTGCGAGGTGCGTCAGGTTCAAAAGGTGGTAGCGGTCGCTTTCGCATCGTCGTTTGGCCGCGTCTTTGTTGCCATAGGTTTTGATTTGCTTGGCCCAGCTGTTTCGCTCGCGTCGTCGCGTTCCGGTTGAAGCGTAGATGGCTTTCTCGTGGTTGCTTACCAAAGAAATCAATCTGGCCAGCGCGGCCGCGTCGCCATTCCAAGTCACCGTAATGTGAAGCCCGCAAGACTCGTTTACCCGTCCGCCCCGTTCCTTGATCGCGTCGACCGCCCGTTCCACGTTTTGAAGCCCTTCGTATCCGCGAAGGATCGGTGATACGAACTCGGCCGGTTTGCGTCCGGCCGGTGTGCGGATGCTGCTGTCGCGTTCTGCCTTCCATCCCGTGGGCAGCCAGGCGACCGGCAATCCGTTGTGGTATCCGCCGATCGGCGTGCGGTCGCGGCCGGGCAAAGTGGTTTCGATTTCGATTCCAAAGGCGATGTCGTTGGCTTGCATGGCTAGGTCTCCGATGGGTGGTTGGTTCGATGTGTTTCGCGATGCGTTTTGCGTTCGCGTGTGACACATGAGCCATGCGTTTCGGAGGACCTCAAGCGAAGTCAGAAAGTAATCTTCGAGGAATCTGCAGCTTTCTTTTCATGCCCACAGGCGGCCTGTTCCGGCCCACTGTCGCCGCCCAAAACATGTGGCCGAGTACCCGAAACATGGTTCGCTTCGCGACAGTCGCGGGCGTGTCGCGACGTGTTGCATGTTCGCCTATCCCTAGCAGTTGGACCGATTCATGGAAGAAGAAAGAGAAGAGTTGAACCCGAACGCGATGACGTCCGAGCAGGCCGCGTTGTTGTTTTCCAAACTCGCGCGACGGCGCGTTGAAGTGGAACAAATCCAGGCTGACATCGATGCCGGAGCACCCACCGATGAGACTGGCCGACTAAACGTTCTGGCCTATGCGGCTTGGCTATTGAAGGAGATGAATCGTGGCGATTGACCCTCGCAAACTTCGGCCGAGCGAATGTTGTCGGTTGTTGAACTCCACGCCGCTTGGCGAAGTCATCAACGAACGGCAACTCCATCGCCATCGAACTCGAGCTGGCAACCGCATCGGAGACGGCCGACACGTCGATTTGCTTCGTTATGCGTCATGGCTCCATGAAGTACGCCACAAGCCAAAACCGCAAGGCGATGAAGATCCATACGCCAAGCTGAAAGCTAAGTCGCGCGAGCGTAACGCAGCCATCGCGTTGGCCGGACGAGACATCGGCGAGATGCCCGAAGTCGCGGATCCGGAACGCAAAGCCAAAGCCGCCGGCAGCTTTCGGTTCTTTTGCGAAGCCTACTTCAATCTGACGTTTCATCTGGCCTGGTCGCCCGACCATTTGAAAGTCATCGCCAAGATTGAAGAAGCCGTGATTCGAGGCGGATTGTTCTCGCTTGCGATGGCTCGCGGATCGGGCAAAAGCTCACTGGCGGAAGTTGCGTGCATTTGGGCGGTGCTCAATGGCTATCGCGATTTCGTTTGCCTGATCGGCAGCGACGAAGGTCACGCGTGCGACATGCTCGATTCGATCAAAACCGAACTCGATAGCAACGATCTACTGGCAGCCGACTATCCCGAAGTATGTTTCCCGATCCAAGCCCTCGACGGCATCTCGAACCGCGCGAACGGCCAGTTGTTCAATGGAAAGCGAACCCAGATCGGCTGGACTGCGAAAGAAGTCGTCTTGCCAACGATCGCCGACAGCAAGGCTAGCGGTGCGATCATTAAAGTCGCCGGTCTCACCGGACGTATCCGCGGTATGAAGTTTAAACGACCCGACGGTAAAACGGTCCGTCCTTCGCTTGTTGTTCTCGACGATCCGCAAACCGATGAATCCGCTCGATCGCTATCGCAATGTGCAAACCGTGAGGCCATCCTGGCCGGCGCGGTGCTCGGGCTTGCCGGCCCAGGCAAAAAGATCTCGGGCATCATGCCCTGCACTGTGATTCGGCCAGGCGACATGGCCGACAACATCCTCGACCGCGATAAACATCCCGAATGGAACGGCGAACGCACGCGAATGGTGTACTCGTTCCCAACGAACGAGACTCTCTGGCAACGTTACGCCGAGGTCCGTGCCGAAGGATTTCGCGCGGGCGATGGTGGCGTGGCCGGCACCAATTTCTATCGCGACAATCGTGAGGTCATGGACCAAGGCGCTGAGGTCGCTTGGGCCGAGCGATTCAACCACGACGAACTATCGGCGATCCAGCACGCGATGAACTTGAAGCTTCAAGACGAAGCCGCGTTCTTCGCCGAGTACCAGAACGAACCGCTGCCGGAAGAAACGGTCGGCGCGGATCAACTGACCGCCGATCAGGTCGCCGACAAAACCAACGGCATGCCGCAATTCCAGCTACCCATCGCCGCCAACCACGTCACCGCATTCATCGACGTCCAGCAAAAGCTATTGTTTTACGTCATTGCTGCCTGGGAAGACGACTTCACCGGCTACGTCATCGACTACGGAACCTATCCCGACCAAAAACGAAACTACTTCACGCTGCGCGACGCACGATTGACGCTCGCTTCGGCTGCAGAAGGCACTGGCCTCGAAGGTAGCATCTACGCCGGTCTCGAATCGCTAACCGAAACGTTGCTCGGTAAAGAATGGTACCGAGACGATGGTGCTGCGATGAAGATCGAGCGTTGCTTGATCGATGCGAACTGGGGACACTCCACCAACGTTGTCTACCAATTCTGCCGGCAAAGCCCCTTCGCCTCGATCCTGCTTCCGTCCCACGGTCGATTCGTCGGTGCTTCATCCAACCCATTCAGCGAATACAAACGGCGCCCGGGCGACCGAGTCGGCTTGAACTGGCGAGTCCCGTCCATCCACGGCAAACGAGCGATCCGACACGTGATCTACGACACCAACTGGTGGAAGTCCTTCACGCACGCGAGACTCGCCGTCGCGATGGGCGATCGAGGTTGTCTTTCGATCTTTGGTGACCGAGCCGAACAACACCGAATGTTCGCCGAGCAAATCACCGCCGAGTACTTCGTCAAAACCGAAGGCCGCGGCCGAACCGTCGATGAATGGAAGCCGCGTCCTGAGCAACCCGACAACCACTGGCTCGACTGCCTTGTCGGCTCCGCCGTCGCCGCTTCCATGCAGGGCGCATTGCTTTTTGGAACGGATCTACCTTCGATACCGAAACGAGAGCGAGTGAGTTTCAGGGATCTTCAACGCAAGAAGCGAAGTTGATCAACCTGGCATGAGCCGACATTGGAGAATGAGGTCGACGTGATGGCCCTATGACTGGTTCTCTGTCACGCTGTCCACCTTCTCCTGCATTGATTGTTCGCGGTCCGTGCGAGTTCCGACTTTGATGCTGGTGGTGATCCGCGGTGCTCCCATCTCGTGAACACGTTCGTGGCATCGCTTGATCGCGGTAAACACATCGTCCCAATCGCCCTCAATGTTCGTGCCGTACGCGTGAAGTTGGTGCTCGAGTCCAGCTTCTTGAAGGACCATCTGGCACTCTGTCACATATTTGCTCACGGAAACGCCAACTCCCATCGGGACGACGCACAGATCTACGATGATTTTCATCTCGGTTGGTTGCCTCAAATTTCAATTGCAAATCTATTCTGGAAGTCGAATCATTATGGAATAGATTGTCCGTCACAATGTCATCTCGTGAAGCGTCCCTGTAAATCTACGGGCAGTAAGGCAAGCCATGCCTATTCATCGAATGCAAATAGATCGAGAAAATCTCAGCGAAACGCCGTCGGAAGTGGATGCGACCGGGTAGGTCTATTTGCAGAAGAAAGTGTGTCTTTCCAAGTGAGACTTCCGTGGCGGATGACCTACAAGACGAGATTCGTGAGAACGCATCGGGGCCGGCGAAGGCTTCGGGTGATGCGGGCTCGGTTGAGCAGCACAAACTGAAAGATCAAATCGCGGCCGACAATCATCTCGCCGGCAAAGATGCGGTGAAAAAGCCGCATCGTGGTTTGCGATTCAACAAGATTGTGCCGCCCTCTGCTGGCTGATCTCTTCTCCTCGTGAATGGATAGGGCTGTCGGGATCGACAGCGGGATAAGGCACGGGATGCTGAAATTCTTGTCAGGGATAATCGAGCAGCACACGCGCCGGCGATCAGCTGATCAGTCCGTCGCTCTTGGACGCTCGTCCCGACAGTCCTTCTTTTCGCGACTCAGAGCTAAGTACGACGCGGCAAACACGACGCTGGACAACGTCAAGCATTGGTCGCGTGCCGATGGATTGTCGGCTGCCGCTGCAAACAGTCCTGATGTTCGACGGATATTGCGTAATCGTTCGCGTTATGAAATCGCCAACAACAGCTACGCTCGCGGAATCACATTAACGCTTGCCAATGACGTTGTTGGTACTGGTCCAAGGTTGCAGATGCTGACCGGAGACCCGGCAGCAAACCGGTTCGTTGAACAAGAGTTCTTCGCGTGGTCGGAAACGGTCGGTCTGGCGGAAAAGCTGCGAACGATGCGGCTGGCTCGTGTGGGCGATGGCGAGTCGTTTGCATTGCTGACCAGCAACGAAGCGATCGATGCACGTGTAAGTTTGGATTTGAAGCTGGTTGAAGCTGAACAGATTGCTTCGCCAACGCTGAGTCTCGATCGGCGGCGCTACATCGATGGCATCGAATTTGATTCGGACGGGAATCCGATCAGCTACGACGTCCTGCGAAGTCATCCGGGCGACTCTGGAATCACCTTTGACGAATCTCACGATACGATCCCCGCATCCGATGTCATTCACTATTTCCGCAACGAACGACCCGGACAAATCCGTGGTATTCCTGACATCACGCCGGCGTTGCCGCTGTTCGCTCAACTTCGCCGATTCACGTTAGCAGTGCTCGCTGCGGCCGAAACTGCCGCCGACTTCGCTGGCATTCTCTACACCGACGCACCGGCAAATGGTGAAGCGGATTCGGCTGAACCATTCGAGCCAATTGAACTTGAAAAGCGAATGCTTCTTACCATGCCTGGCGGTTGGAAGATGGCCCAAATGCGGGCCGAGCAACCATCGACCACTTATGGCGAATTCAAAAAAGAAATCCTTAACGAGATCGCTCGCTGTTTGAGCATGCCGTACAACGTCGCGGCCGGAAATTCATCGGGATACAACTACGCCAGCGGACGACTCGATCACCAAACCTATTTCAAATCCATTCGCGTCGAGCAGTCACAGCTTGCTCGCGTCGTCCTTGATCGCATCTTGCAGGCTTGGCTCCGCGAAGCCGTCTTGATCGAAGGCTATCTGCCCAACTCTCTCCGTACGCTCGACTCCACCTTCGAGCATCAATGGTTTTGGGACGGACACGAACACGTTGATCCGGCCAAGGAAGCCAACGCACAGAAAATCCGCCTCGCCAATCATACGACTACTCTGGCCCATGAGTACGCGAGGCAGGGGCGTGATTGGGAGGCGGAACTTAAACAACGTGCCAAGGAAACGGCACTGATGCGTGAGCTTGGTCTTTCGACCGACGCCGCAATCGATTCTCCATCTGAAACCGAGGTCACGGAAGAACATGCCGAAGACGAAGCTGAACAACCCGCCTGAGGCCGAAGCCGAATCAGTCCCCAGTAGCTTGCGGATTGTCTGCGACGACGCGGCAACAATCACGCTCGCCGCTGCTGAGACATCGACCGAAGGCGAAGACAAACCATCCCTTCGCAAGTTCTCGATGGTCGCTTACACAGGCGGCGCGATGCGTTTGGGTGGTTGGCCTTATCCAGTGGTCGTGGACCTTGCCGGTATTCGCATAAATCGGAAGTCGCGACCAATTCTGAAAGATCATGACCGCGGCAGCATCGTCGGCCACACGGATGACATCGCGATCAACGAACGTTCGATCGAAGTCGCGGGGGTGATCTCGGGCGTTGGTGCGACGGCTCAAGAAGTGATCGCCACCAGCGAGAACGGATTTCCGTGGCAGGCATCGCTAGGTGCGAGTGCCGACAAAGTTGTCTTCATCCCCGAAGGCAAGACCGCCAAGGCGAACGGCCGCGAACACAAAGGTCCGACCTACATCGCTCGCAAGTCCACGCTGGGTGAAGTTTCGTTCGTTGCTCTCGGCGCGGACGACAACACCGAAGCCCGAGTCGCGGCCGGCCAACCTGACGATGAGGATTCGGGCGAAGGCGACGACGATCAGGAAGACACGATTTTGGAACCTGTCAACGCGAGTCTCGATATGAGCACCAAACCAAAGTTCAAGTCGAAATCGAACTCGCCATCCGCGGTCGACCAAATGCGAGCGGAAGCAGCAGCCGAATCGCGACGTATCGCAGACATTCGCCAGGTTTGTGCAGGCAAGCACGCGGTAATCGAAGCCGGCGCGATCGAACAAGGGTGGACCGCCACGAAAACGGAACTCGAAGTGCTACGCAGCGAAAGGCCCAAGGCTCCCGGCCAGTCCGTGCACAAACCAACCTACACGCGCGAAGTCCTCGAAGCCGCGGCGTGTATGTCGGTCGGTATCGAGGAGAAGACTCTCGTTGCGGGCTATGGCGAGCGCACACTCGAAGCAGCTCAGCCGATTCGCCATATCGGATTGCGTGAACTCGTCGCCGAGTGTGCTCGCCTGGAAGGCATCGATGTGCCACGTGTCTTTGGCGATGGCACCGACACCATCCGTGCCGGGTTCTCCTCCATGAGCCTGCCAAGCATCATGGAGAACGTCATGAACAAGACGTTGCTGGCGGCCTACCAAAACCAACCGATCGCGGCGTTTGATCTGTGTAGCGTCGGGACGGTCTCCGACTTCAAAGAGGTGTCACGCTATCGCTTGCTCGGTACTGGCGGATTTGAGCAAGTCGCCCCCGACGGTGAACTGAAGCACGGCAAGCTGTCGGAGCAAAAGTACACGAACAAAGCCGACACCTACGGTCAGATCCTGACCCTGACGCGGCACGACATCATCAACGATGACCTAAACGCCTTCATGGACATCCCGCGACAGATGGGACGTTCGGGTGCGGAGTCGATCGATGACCTGTTCTTCACGCTGCTGCTCAAGAACTCGGGCTTCTTCGCGGCCAATAATTCCAACCTGCTATCCGGTGCCGACACCAAGTTCGGCCCCGACAGCCTGACCGTCGCCAAGACAACGTTCCGCAAGCAGAAAGCTGGCCCCGGAACCAAGGCCAAGGATCAAAAGCCGATCAACATCCGGCCGGAATTCCTGGTCGTGCCGGTCGAGTTGGAAACGGAAGCCGAACTGCTGATGGGCTCGGCACAGTTAATGATCGACGCTCAAGGTTCTCCGACCAAAATTCCCGTCGACAATCCTCATCGCAACAAGTACCGAATCATCAGCATGCCGCACCTGTCGGATCCGTACTACCAAGGTGCATCGGCTGCCGCCTGGTACCTGTTTGCCAATCCCAACGTGCTGCCGGCGTTTGAGATCGTGTTCCTCAACGCACGCCGAACTCCCGTGATCGAACGAGTCGAGATGCCACCAAACACACTGGGCATGGGCTTCCGCTCTTACATCGACTTCGGTGTCAACAGCCAAGACCACCGCGCGGCCGTGAAGGTCACCGGCGAATAGTCGACGGGCTGACTTCGGTTCCCTTTTAAGCACTCAACCTATCGGATTCCCATGCAAGCTCAATTCATCCATGAAGGAAAGCACGTCGACTTCACGCCCGATGTCGATGTGCCCGTCGGTTCGATCGTCATCCAAGGCGACTTGGTCGGTATCACCAAACGCGATCTCAAAGCAGGAGTGCTCGGGTCATTCGCGGTTGACGGTGTCTTTGATTTCCCGAAAGCCATGGCCAGCGAAGACGAGTACTCGGCCGGCCAGAAAGTGTATGCCACCAACGACGGCATCATTACCGAGATCGACACGAACACCGTTTACCTCGGAAAGGTTGTTGCCGATGTGGTCGCGGCCGACGAGTTTGTCCGAGTGCGTCTCAGTCAGTGAAATCCCAAGTGATGAATCACCGTGAGCAACGCCATCGTCGTGCCCGCTGGGGCCACCTTCGTTCATGAAGGTGACACCATTCCTTTCGCCCCTGATGTAGACATTGCGCCGGGCGACGTGGTGGTTCTGAACAAACTGGTTGGCGTCGCGAAGTTCGGCATCTATGCGGGCGCTCGGGGCAGTATCACGGTCAGCGGCATCTTCTGTTTGGTCAAAGATCCAACCACAAACATTCCGGCTGGCACGATTCTTTACTGGTCTGAAATCAGTCATCACGTCATCAAGAACCAGTACGACCACTCGATGATCGGCATCTCGGTGGAAGACGCTCCGCCGAGCACGCCCAGCGTCCTGGTTCGGTTACTTCAGTAAGGCGTTCCATGAGTAAGCACCGAATGCATGCACGAAGCCTACTTTGCATGATTGCATTGTTCGCTTGCACCGGCTGCCTTCCCGAAGGCGACGTGCAAGTGCGAGCTTTGCCCGCACCTCCACCCGAACAGCCGGCCGCGAGCCTACCTCGAGAACTGCATCAGCGCAATTGGACAGGCCGGCTTAATCAAGGCAGCTGCGTTCACGCATCTTTGGTGAATCATCTTCGCTGGCTCAATGAATACGAACTCGGCGAGCGATGGCGTTCGACTTACAGCGACGGTGAATGGGACACACGGCTACGAAATCGCCTGGATGCGGCTGGCATTGATTACAGCTACACGATCAAGGCCGACCCACGCTTCCTTGATTGGGCGACCGCAACGCGTCGAGGAGCGATTCTGTGGTGGAAGCCAGCACATTGCTGCACCTTCGTTGGATGGGTCGAACGAGATGGTCGGCAATTCGCGGCCATTCTCGACAACAACTATCCCGGTCGATTTGAACTGACGCCAAGAGAGCAGTTTGTTCGTCTTTGGGCCGGCTACGGCGGATTCGCTCTCACTGTATTGGAAGACCCCGCCAGTTCTCTGCCTTATCGAAGTTACGAGGTGATCGAGTGAAGGATGAAATTCGGATCAAGCTCAGTGTCGGCCTGATCGTGGTAGCGGTGATTCACGCGGTCCTGCTTGGTGCCGTGTTTACTGCACTGCATCGGCAACCAGTCCCGCAGAAGCAGGCGGATTGGACCGTGCCGTCATCTCCACCAGTGACGCCGGGAGTCGGAAAGTTTGAGAAGCTTGAGGTTCCACCGACAGTCAACTTGCAGGCTCAAGGCGAACTCAAGCAACAGATCATTCGGCGTCCATGCAACCCATGTCCGCCGACAGTCGTTCATCCGTATGTCGTGCCATCGGTCCCGATACAGCCAATTGCTCCGGCTCCTATTGTCGTGACTCCCGCAAAACCAGTCGCGACACCAAAGCCCAAGCCAGAGAAGAAGCGATATCAACTCGCGATCTTTGTGGGTAGTGATGCCAAGAGCCAACAACTGCTTGATTGGTTCAATCGAGACCAAAAGCTCATCAGTCTCAAGTCGAAGTGTGAATTCCAGGTCTACACCGCAAGCAACGCGTTGTACCGAACACGTTTTGAAGAGATCGTTCCCGTGAGCCAGTTCCCCGTCGTTTTGTTCCAAGATTCCACTGGCGGACACGTTCATGCGGCGGGGCACACGATGCTGCCAAGAACGGCAGCTGAGTTGTATAGCGATCTCCAGCACGGCTACGAGCTGTATCAGCAGACACGGCAAGCCCAACGAACCGGTGCGCTGAAGACTCGCGGTTATTCCTGGGACGACGCGATCTCTCCGACGATGCAACTCTCGTCGGAAGACTGCCCTGACGGGTATTGCCCTGTCGAGCCAAGTGATCGCTGGCGACCGTTTGATCGCGACAACGACCGAGATCAACTCTTCGACCGCGACAGCGATGGACGCAATGCGCTGATTTGGGCCGGGGCCGGAGAACTGGCAACGCTCGCGTTGATTGTCGTCGCCATCATCTTGCTCGGATTCATTCTCATCAAACGAGGCATGTAAAACTCATGATTCTTGGAATCGCAACCGTTGTTGTTATTGTTCTCGTTGCCGTCGCTTTGCTGCCGACGAGAAAACGAGACCAGGGCGGAAACAACACAAATCTCATCCAACCGTTCTCGCGTCCCACCAACGTCCGTCAGCAGCAGTTGACGGAAGAGGCCGAGGCGATCGCAGACGAGTATCAACGTCGCGCGGATGATGCTTGGCGTGAGGAGTTGAGCGACAAGGCAGCCGAGTTGCTCAAGTCGAATGGCAAACCAGCCACCAAGTCGACGACGACTCGCAAGTCATGACCGACATGCTTCGCGATGGCCACGCATGGCTGGCCGAGAAGCTCAAAACTCACGCGTCGCGATTGGTGACTTACCAACGCGACGATTTACAGGCGGAATTACCAGCTACGATCGGACGCTCGTTGTACGAGCAAGATGACGGTGAGGGCATCGTCACTCGCAGCCAGGTTCGTGACTTTCTGATCGATACCTCGGACCTACTACTCTCGCCGATTGGATCTCTCCCCAAACGCGGCGATTGGATATTGGAAGCCGAAGACGGCACGACCTTCACCTACGAAGTCATGTCGCTTGGGGGTGAACCAGCCTGGCGGTACAGCGATCCGTTTCGCCTGAAGCTCCGAATCCACACCAAGTTGATCGACAGCGAGGAAACATGACCACGATTCTGGAGATCGCCGACAAGGTAGCGACGAAGCTAAACGCAACAAGTCTCAGCCAGACGTTCCAAGCCGAGCGGTTGTACGTGCCCAACTTCGATCTGTCGGACATGAAGGAACTGCGAGTTAGCGTCGTGCCTCGCGAGATCGATCTACTTCCGCTGGACCGGTCAAGCAACAAAGTCCACGCAATGATCGACGTGGCGGTGCAGAAGAAGTTCAAGAAAGGTGATGCAGCCGAGATTGATCCCTTGGTTCAATTCGTCGAGGAAATCGGTGACGAGTTTCGACTGAAGCGACTGACCGACTTTCCGCAGGCTCGCTGCGTCAAAGTCCAAAACAGCGTGTTGTATTCAGTGGAACACTGGGAGCAACTCCGGCAATTTACGAGCCTGCTGTCGCTGACTTTTGAATTGGCCCGCTGATGCGCATCACCACTCGGGTCCGGTTCACACCCGAGCAACTCAAACGCAAGACCCAACAAGGCACGTTCCGATCACTTGGGCACGCCGGCGCAGCGATCCGCCTGACGGCCAAACGCTCCATTCGTCGCCGCAAGAAACCATCCAGCCCCGGCAGTCCGCCTCACACGCAAACCGGCCGACTCAAACGATCGATTCGCTATGAGGTTGACCGGTCCCAACCCGATGTCGTCGTCGGTCCCGTCAATGAAATCGCGGGGCGTCTTTGGAACCTGCACGAATTTGGCGGTGTCGCCAAGCGTCGACGAAAACTGAAGCGACATCGGTTCCGAGTCGGTGAATATGGACCGATCCGGGTGAAAACGCTCGGCAATGCTGCCAAGTTTGCTCGAATCAAGTTGCAGACGGCTGCCCAAGCGAGTCGGGCAACACGCTTGATCGAAGATGAGAACAAGCGTCGATCGGTCGCGCGGCCTCGACGCTATGCCAAGCGACCATTCATGCGGCCGGCCCTCGATGCGAATCGAAGCCGGCTGCCAAAGTTCTGGCGTGACAGCGTCAAGTAACGCCATTCCCACGGAAGGAAATCAGGACTCATGCCAGAAGTGCGACTCGGTCTCGATGCCACGCTCTCTATCGACGGCGCCGAGATCAAGAACTGCAAGGACCTGACGGTCACGCTGGAAAAGGCGGAGGCCGATGCATCGACACGTGACAACAACGGATGGCGGGCGACCGTTGGAACGCTGAAGGACGCTTCGATCGAGTTCACGGTATTGAACAAAGATGGGGATACTTCCTTCGGATTGCTGCAGGGCCTCTTCATGTCCGGCGATCCCACCGATGTCGCAATCAGCGATGCCGGTGGAACACTAACGCTGACCTGCGAAGTCATGAATTTCACGATCAATCAGCAACTCGAAGAAGTCATCTCGGCGGACGTTACTCTTAAGCCAACTCAAGCGGCAAGCGGTAGCGGACTGAACGTCGGCAGCGGTGGAGGAACTCCGTAAGATGCAGAAATTCGTTGATCGGAAAGGACGCGTTTGGGTTGTTGACCTCGACAACACCGCCCTGCGTCGAGTGAAAACCATCACGGGTGTCTCACTGATGGATGCCCTGGATGGCGAGTTGGTAGCGAGGCTGGCCAGCGATCCACTCTTGCTCGGCGATGTTCTCTACGCGGTTTGCAAACCACAAGCGGACAAAGAGGACGTCACCGATGAACAGTTCGGCGAAGGCTTGGCTGGCGATTCGATCGCGGAGGCGACCAACGCACTTATTGAAGCGATCGTGGCGTATCTCCCGGAGCAGAAACGCCGCCTGATGGAAAAGGCGGCGGAGAAACAACGTCAGATCGAAGCTCGGGGATTGGCAGCGGTGGAGAAACATCTGGACGATCCGCATCTAGTCGATCGAGTCGTTCAGGATCTGGAAAAGAATCTGCAGGGCTCCGCCTTGAGCGCCTCGTCCTCCGACTCGCCGGCATCCTCGGCGTCGACCCAGGACCATTAACGCTCCGACACCTCGTCGTGATGGCGGAAGCTCGTCGCGAACACGATTGGAGCATCGCGAGCAGTCACATGGCATTGCTGGCCGAAGTGAATCGCGATCGCAAACGACGCCGGAAGCCTTATCGCCCAGCCGAATTCAATCCCCTCATCATCGCTAAACAGCCCGCGATCCCAACGTCGGTTCAGCAACTCTCTGGCATTCTTGGCGTTCAGTTCTCTCCGAAGTCGTGACGGTGCTTCATGTCGCAGGTCAAAGCAGGCGCCGCCTACGTCGAACTGACAACGCGGAACTCGAAGTTCCTCAAAGGTCTGGAAGCTGCTAAGAAACGCCTAGAACGTTTCGGGGCATCAACGCGGCTCATCGGCACTCGCTTGATGAGCATTGGCACGGCGGCGGCCGCACCATTGGCCGGTAGCCTTGCGGTGTTCTCTTCTTTTGATGACGCGATGCGTGGCGTCAAGGCAATCACCGGTGCAACGGCTGCCGAATTTGAAGTGCTGCGTGACAAAGCAAAGCAACTCGGAGCAACCACCAGTTTCTCAGCCACTGAGGTCGCTTCGTTGATGACGGAATTGGGGCGTGCTGGCTTCAATCCAAAACAGATCGAGGACATGACGGGCAGCGTGATGAATCTGGCTCGAGCCACCGGAACCGACGCTACGGTTGCCTCGGGCATCTTTGCTGCAGCGATTCGGCAGTTCGGGATGGAAGCGACGGATGCCTCCCGAGTTGCCGATGGTTTGACTGCGGCTGCCAACAAGAGCTTCAATAGCGTGGAATCACTCGGCGAAGCACTCTCCTACGCCGGTCCTGTCGCTGCCGATGCCAACATGAGTCTCGAAGAGACGCTTGCGATTCTGGGCACGCTCGGGAACATCGGCATCCAAGGCAGCTCGGCAGGTAATGCTCTGAAGCGATTGTTGACACTCAGCGCAGCGGAGTCCGAGAAGTTTCAAAAAGTGTTCGGTGTCGCCACGATGGACGCCGCCGGCAACGCTCGACCGTTGGTCGATATTCTGGGCGAGGTTGCCGACGCAACGAAGAATCTGGGCTCCGCGGAGAAGGCAGCGAAGTTTAACGAAGTGTTCGGAATGCTCGGCATCACGTCTGCATCCGCCATTGGAAAATCGGTTTCAGATACGCGAGCACTATTGGCCGAGTTGCGAAACGCAGGCGGCGTCGCAGACAGGACCGCGAAAGAAATGGACTCCGGAATCGGAGGGGCGTTTCGGATACTGAAGAGCTCGATTGAAGGAGTGGCCATCGCAATCGGCGAATCTCTCAATGGTCCCATCACGAAGATGGTCCAAGCATCCTCGCGAGCGGCGTCCACTTTGACAGAATGGATTGGCAACAACCGTCGCGCTGTTCAAATCGCTGCAGTCGCCGTTGCGGCAATCGTCGGCATCGGAGCAGCGTTGTTTGCGGTCGGCACATTCGCTGGAATTGCGAGTTTCGCAATCGGCGGGTTGGCCAGCGTGTTTTCGGTTCTGGGCACGGTAATCGGATTCATTGGAGGTGCCATCGCCGCACTCTTCTCGCCGATTGGTCTGGTGGTGGTAGCCGTCGCCGCGCTCGGCGCTTACTTCCTCTACGCCAGCGGTATCGCAGCAAAAGCTGTCGAATATCTTGGATCGGTTTTTCAAATCCTGAAGAAAGACACGCTGGCTGCGTTCGGTGCGATCGCGAATGCCTTGTCCGCCGGCGACATCACTGCCTCGTCCCGAGTGCTTTGGGCCTATCTCAACCTCCAGTGGACACGCGGCATCGAGCATCTGAAAGGTGCTTGGCGATCGTTGACGCTGACGATCGCACGCGGCTTGGTCATCAGCTTGGAGTACATCGCTAACGCATGGGATGAGACCATCGGATACTTGGCCGATGGTTGGTCCGTGTTCTCTACGTATCTCAAACAAAGATGGAACGACGCGACCGGCTTCATTCGTAAAGCCTGGATCAAGCTGAAGAGTCTAATCTCGGATATCGACGTCGAAGTCGAGATGCGGAAGATCGACGAGGAAACGCAAGCTGCGAATCGTGCCGATGAACAGGCCCGCAATCAAGCGATCGGCGAGCGAATGCAGAAACGGGAATCGGCCGCACGCAAACGACGCGCGATGCGCGAAGGGATCAACGCAAACTTGCAGGGAGGAGGCGTCGACGACGCAGGACGGCTGCGAATCGATCACGCGCAAGCGGAACTCGATTCGGCGGTCGGAGCTGCAAACGAAGCAGGCGACTCGAACGACAGACCCTCTGAGCAGCCGCAACTGCCGGACCCCGGCAAGCTCGACGTCGAGATGCCGAAATTAGACGCACCGGAATTGCAGGCCCCCGATGCAAAGGACCTGCAACTGGGCCTCGACCGAGATTCGGCGGATGCGATCAACGGCTTCGGTTCAGACACCGAGAGCGTGACCGCCAGCTTCGATTCCGCGGGAATGGGGTTTGGCAAGGATGTTTCGGCACTGAAAGCCAACAAGCCCGAGGCGGCCAACGAGAAGGGAATCGCCAAAGCGGCCCCAGAAATGCCCGCGATGGCTGACGTCCCCGTTGTCGACACCGATGCGATCAATCAGTCACTTGCCCACGTCAACGATCAACTGACTGCTTTCGACGAATCTCTTTCATCGGGCGAACAGCAGGTTGAGCGTACAGTTGCCTCGGAAAGCTCAGGCCTCAGCGAGAGTGTTCAACGTGCGATCACGGAGACTGCTGAGAACACGAAAAAGCTTGTCGATCGCGCTCGGGATGGAGGCTTGGTGTTTGGCTAATGGGCTTTGTCGCGGGAGGGTACAACTTTGAGATTGCCGCGCTGTCACCGAAGGCAACCCGCGGCAATCAAACAGCGGACGTCACGTCCTACGTTGCGGACAATGGCGGCGGCTTGGTCAGTCCGGCTGCTGCGGCGAATGCACTGCTTGGCTACATCAAGCAGATCGATCCCGACGTGATTCCAAATTTGAGGATCGATGCGGAACACATCAACCAGAAGTACGCCCTCGTCACGGCGAACATCACCAAGAAAAAACTCGATCCTGTTTCGTTCAACACCACCGGAGCAACGACCCACCTCAATCAGTCGCTCGCTACTCGTGGCATCTACCCAGCACCTGGCAAAGTCGCTCCGGTTTATCAGGGAGCAATCGGCGTCAGCGACTCGGGTGTCGAAGGCGTCGATGTTACCGTTCCAGCTTTCGAGTTCTCAGTTCGCAAAAAGTTTGAGTGGGTTTCGACTGCATACTTGCTCGCCGTCGTTTCGATGACTGGCCGCACGAATTCAACCAACTGGTCTCTCTTCTCGCCGGGTGAAGCTTTGTTTCTCGGGGCCGAAGGTGGCGAAGACGAACAGAACTGGGTCGACATCACCTATCACTTTGCGGCGCGTCCGAATCAACCCCTGCTTTCTGTTGGAGCGATCACTGGAATCAACAAACTCGGCTGGGATTACCTGTGGGTCAAGCATGACGAGGAAGTGGTCGGTGATCGTGTATTGCGACGGCCGGCCGCGGCGTACGTCGAGAAAGTCTATCCGGAGGGTAATTTCAATGCGCTGGGGATCGACTGATGACACGAAGAGTCCGACCCGGCGACCAGTTCAGTATCACGGCCGCCGAGTACAACCGACTGCTTGCGGCTGCCGATGCGCTTCATAAGAACCGACTGCCCGGCGGAGGCGGCCCGCGAACCCATCTGCAAAACGCAGCAACGGTTCGAGTTCATAACACAACCAGCGAAACGATACCGATCGGCGGTGTTGGTGGTTTTCTCACTCCGCTCACCGATCCACTCGAAGGACCAGTTGAACTTGCCCGATTCGTACGCGACGCAACGATCAAAGTCGGTAAGCCGGGAGCAGACGGATCTACCGGCCGCGTCGGCGTTGCGATTGAACCGATCGCCGAAGACAAAGTCGGCCGAGTCGTGTTCGACGGCGTCGTTGCCGCGTTGGTCAACGTCAAGGAGACTTGGCACGAATATGCCGATGCGGCCCTGTCACCAAGTTTCGTCCTCGAATCCAAACCCGAAGGTTCGGCGCAGATTCTGTGGCGACGGAACCCAAGCGAAACCGGTGTCCAATGGGCTGTTGTCCGGGTCGGCCATCCAAAAGACATCGTCTATCTCGTCAAAGTGCCTGTTGGCGGCGTCACCGCTCGCAAAGGGACGGTCACGGGAAGTGCGGAATGCGATCTGTTCCGTCTCGACACGACCGGCAAGATTGAACCGGTCCTGGACATTGACGGCGAACAAGTCCGGATCGTTGCCCGCAACCATTCGACGCAAAGAATCCGTGGACCGATTGATGGTTCCGGTGATCAATACCTCACTGTCACGTTCGATGGCAACCAATCTTGGGTGCTCGATCCGCCCAAGCAGACTCTACTTTGCAAGCCGACCAGGCGCATCAAAGCGAAGTCATGGGGAACGGCTCGCGAGCTGCGATTCGACGGAACACAATGGCGACCAATCGGAGTCAAGGTCTCGGTCTACAACGTTTGCGACTACGCTCTCCTTGCAACGCAGCAGATCGTTTGCCATTTCCACGAAGACACCTCGGCGTACCTCACGATTGGTTGTCGATGTTGCGATAGCAGTAGCTCTAGCTCCAGTAGTTCGTCATCCAGCTCCAGCAGCAGTTCATCCTCAGGCAGTTCTTCATCTTCGTCTAGCGATTCGTCATCGAGCAGTCTTTCAAGCAGCGATTCGTCCAGCGACAGCTCGTCGATCAGTCTCAGTTCATCTAGTTCGAGCAGCCTGTCGTCCAGCTCAGACAGTTCACTTTCAAGCTCATCGTCAAGCTCGCCATCTTCTTCGTCATCGAGCAGCTCAAGCTCATCGGGTTCAAGTTCATCCGGCAGTTCGTCACTTTCCAGTTCTTCGGATTCTTCGTCTGGTTCCTCTAGCTCATCCAGTCAATCAAGTTCAAGCAGCTCTTCCGAGAGTGACTCATCCAGCGTTTCAAGTTCCTCGTCCGACAGTAGTCAATCGAGTTCATCGTCCAGCAATTCATCAAGCGACAGTTCTGAGTCTTCGCAGTCGTCCGATTCATCCGGCTCGCTTTCGCTTTCGTCAGATGGATCGAGCTCAAGCTCGGCTTCTTCATCCGAGAGCGGCTCATCAAGTGATTCCAGCGGTTCGTCAGGAAGCAGCAGCGAATATGAATCCAGCGAATCACAAAGTGAGAGCGACTCCAGCCGGTCCATCAGCTTCCCAAGCATCGGCAGTGATTCGAGTTCAGGAAGCTCGTCGACCTCAGATTCGTCTGGATCTTCCTCCAAATCCGACTCCAGTGACTCGTCGCAGTCCGAATCCAGCGACTCAGGTTCTGAGAGCTCCGTTAGTCGAAGCCACCCATCCAGTGCAAGCTCATCGACCTCTGAATCATCCGAATCGGCGTCGGACTCAAGCCAGTCTGAAAGTGACTCGGGCAGCCCATCAACCAGCGAATCATATTCACTTCCCAGTTATTCGCGATCGGATTCCGGAAGCCCATCGGCGAGCAGCCTAAGTGATTCGCAATCCAGCGGTTCCAATTCTGGCTCGGAATCGGAAAGTGGTTCGCAATCAGCGTCCTCCAGCACATCCGACAGCGAAACCAGTGATTCACGCGAGTCATCTGGCAGCGCGTCCTACTCTTACAGCCGGTCCGAATCCGGTAGCGATTCAGATTCGACAAGTCACTCGGGTAGCCAATCGGATAGTGGATCAACATCGAGGTCGATTAGCAGTTCGAATTCAGGCTCGACGAGTGATTCAGCAAGCGAGTCAAGCATATCGCGGCCTTCATCGGCGAGCGAATCCTACTCGATCAGCGACTCCCGGTCCGGAAGCGATTCTGGGTCATCCTGCCAATCGCAATCAGGATCCCCAAGCCAGTCAACGTCTGACTCCCAAAGCGGATCCGACTCCCGCAGCACATCAGGCTCTCGCAGCACATCTCGCTCGACGAGTGACTCGAACTCAACGTCCGAAAGCGATCGACCAAGCCACAGCGACGATCCCAGCCTCGGTTCATCGTACAGCGGCAGCCAGCCACCATCCGAAAGCGAACCGTCCAACTCCGGATCAAATCGACCCAGCGACAGTAGTGAAGACAGTTCCAATCGGCCCAGCGAAAGCCGCTCTGATTCGAGCGAAGGTTCCGAGCGAACAAGTACCAGCGACAGCGAACCCCCATCGGACGACAGCAGTGGATCGAGTGAACCGTGCAGCAGCACTTGGATTTGGTCCTGCGGTTGGGAGCTGGTCGACAGCGACTGTGGTGAACCCGGCGAGCCACCGACTAGCTCCGGTGCTTTTGACGGCCAGGTCACGGAGATGTCTGCATGATCCACTGCCCGCATTTGCATCACGACAACTCCTGCGAAGTCGCGGGCCAGATGGCCGGATGCAAAGTCCGTACAACGCCGTCGGCCTGCAACGCCTGCCAAGCCAACGAAAACCCGCGGGCGATCAACGTTGTCACGATCGGCATGGCGTTGGTCAACAAGAAGCGTCGCAAGCAAGACTCACGTGAACTCGAATCGCTGCTTCGCAACTATCTGCCGGAACGTGTCGAGCCTGAAACGATCAAGATCGATCGATTTCGTCCCGGCCCCGGCAATGAATTGAAACGGATGCTGGCCTGGTTCGCCAAGCCAAATGAATCGTGCAATTGCGAAACCCGAGTCGACACGATGAACGACTGGGGTGCCCAGGGTTGCCGCCGCAACATTGACACGATTGTCGACTGGTTACTCGAAGAAGCCCAACTAAGAGGTCTGCCACATGGAAGGTTCACCGCCGCGATCGCCCGCGGTCTCGTCAACACCGCCATCCGCAAATACGAACAGAAGTTCCCCGAAGGGCCATCCGAGCCAGACGACGAAGCTGAATAGCCGGGCCATCGTTGAACGTTGCTTTCTTATCAACCTTGATCGCCGACCAGATCGACTGCGCGAGTGGCTGGAACAGTTGCCCGACCCATGGCCATTTCCTGAACCCGAGCGGTTTGCGGCGATCGATGGACGAAACGTTGCAACACCACCGCAATGGCGAGCCGGCAATGGAGCGTGGGGATGTTACCGTTCGCACCTGTTGATTCTGGAAAAGTGCCTGAGTGAACACATCGATTCGTATGTCGTCTTCGAGGACGACGCCGGTTTCGCGGAAGACTTCGCCCAACAGGTGCAAGAGTTCGTTGAAGAATTGCCTCCCGACTGGGGATTGGCGTATCTCGGTGGACAGCACTTGTACGCCGGCAAGCATCCGCCTCAGAAGGTGAATGAACACGTCTATCGACCTTACAACGTCAATCGCACGCATGCGTTCATGGTGCGGGGTCGTGACAACATGAAAGCCTTGTATCGACACCTGACGTGGAACGATTGGCACCACAAACACCACGTTGACCACCATCTCGGCCGCTTCATTCAGCGTCGTTACGAGGCACTGGTTCAGGGTAAGAACGTGCAACGAGAATCGATCGCGGTCTACACGCCCGATCGCTGGATGGTGGGACAACTGCCGACGAAGTCGAACATTTGCGGTCGCAAGTGGAATCAAACTCGGTTCTTCAACGACGCCCGAAATGCCGACCACTCGGACGCACCCTTCTTCGCGGTGCTTGGCCCGCATCGGTCGGGTACCTCATGTGTGGCGATGGTCATGCATCATCTCGGCGTCCACATGGGAAACCAACTTGGCGGCTACGAGGCAACGGGCGGAGGTGAAGCGGTTGGTCTCGCTCAGCTTTGCGAAAAGGCGATGCGATTCCCAGCAACGGATCCTGGCATCAGCGATCAACAACTAACTCAACAATTGAAGTCCTGGATCGTCTCACGCAAATCAGAAGCAAACCGAGACAAAACGGTTGCGGGCGGCAAGTATCCACATCTCTGCCGCTTTGCCGAACACATGCACTCTGCCTTAGGTGATTCACTACGGATCATCTCGGTCCATCGCGACATCGAGGCCTCCATCCGAAGTTTGCAAGATCGATCCAACAAGCATCGTGGTCAGTGGTTCGCGGCAGACGATGATTCCTGCGAAAGTTTGCAACGCAGTCTCGCAGAGCATCGTGATCGCTTCATCGAAGAACATCCCGATATTCCCGTTTTCCGAATCGAGTTCTCGGAGTTGACCGCTGAGCCAGGACGTGTCATTCGCCAACTGGTCGAGTTCCTTGACATCGAACCGACGGAAGACGAACTCGCGTCGGCCATCGCGCACGTGAATCCTGAACTCAGAAAGCACGGGTGATGCCATGAGCGACAAAAAAACATTTTCACCGAACGACATCACTTTCTGCATCAAGACCATCCATCGGCCGTGGTCGTGTCATCGCTTGGTCGAGTCACTCCGCAAACACTTTGATGATCCCAAGATTGTGGTCGTTGATGACGGGCGTCCGGAATTGCGATTTTCAGTGAAGTACCCGCAAACTGCACGGCATTGCCATGTGATTGATCTCGACAAGCACGATGTGGGTGTTGGCGTTGGACGGAACACCGCAATTGACGCTG